CCTTGACATGTGTCTTGTTGATCCCCTGCAACCATAGATGAAACACCTTTTACAATAGCACTATTTATACCAGAACCTGTAAAAAGTTCAATCAAGTATTGAGGGTATAAATTGTCAAGACCAAATTCAACCCAATCTTTCATGTCGTTTTCTTTTATATGTGGAATGTTGTAATGCGACAAGTCCACTACCGACATATTGTAATTGTTTTTTTTCTTTGCCATTATATTGTATTCGTTATATATGTTGGTGATGAAATTGTGTCTGTGTATTCTGTGTATGTGATAGCATCATTGTTCACAGCTTTTAAATTCATGATTGTTTTGTATATCACTTTTACTGCGTTTGCAGGATCAATGTTGGTGTTTGAATTATTTTGATATATTACAACATCATAAAATCCATAAGGAAAATCAGCATTGCCAAGTGATATTACACCAATTGACCCGTTGTCAAGACCTGTGCTTGATATATTTAAAGAAAGTTTAACATACCTTTCTTTTTTATCAAAATTTGTTCCCGCAACAACATACTTGGTTTTGTTGGTGGATTGACTTGTTAACGCAAACAGTGGATAATATGTTGTTGCTGTCATTTGATCATAAATATCAACATACGCAACGCATGGCGTAAGTGTCTCGCTATTATTCCGCGTCCATTGTATCATGTTTCTTTTTCTTTTTTGATGTTTCAAAATACTTGTTTCCAAACCTTTCTTGAATATGCTTCAATTGATGTTGGTTCATATCACCCAAAGGTATTCTGTAATGAGAAACTTTTTCATTCAAAAATTCTTTTTTTACTATAATCATGGTTGTTCTTTTTTATAAATATAAATATACGCATTTTGTTTACTAAAAAAAAAGGCAACCCGAAGATTGCCCTTTTTCAAACAGAATAGAAAGTTTGTTTATGTTGGTGTAGTTCCAACAGTGATGGTCACGTTGGCATCAGTAGAAATTCCATCAAATGGATATTTCGCTGTTCCAACACCTGCTGTTTCTTTCAGCATGTAGTTTTCAGTTTCTTGTGCTGTAAACGTCAAAGTAAATCCGCTCATGTCAGCTTTTGCCGTTCCTGTTGACATTGCTCCCGCCGTCACGGTGCAACCAAATCTTGTTCCTAATAAGAACACATTGTCATTTGCATCTAAAACCCAAACATGACATCTACCTTTTAGTATGTTGTCTAAATGTGGAAGGTCTTCATGAACGATTTTTTGCAATACAACTTCCAAAACTTGCTCATAGTATGTTGTTCCATTTGCATCATTGCTTGTGAAATTAGCATTGTATGTTCCTGTGTTTGCTCTCAAGTCATATTGGAAAACAGTTATTGCAGAACTAAAATCAGTTATTTCATTTGATGTAATGGTTAGCTTTGAAAGTAGTGCTTCATCGTAATTAGTCAAGAAAATCTTTTGTATTCCGCCGATGACATCTTTACAGGCGACCAAACGGCCTTCGCTGACATCACAGGCGAATTGATAAAATTTATTCATTATTATTTTCTTTTAAAAGTTATATAAAAGGGGAGTATATTATAACTCCCCATTTTAAAAAGTATCTATTAAGTCCAAACAGTTGAACCATATACTCCATCAGTCGCAACTGCAGTCTGAACACCCATTGCAAATTGCATAACAACTGCAACGTTATCTGACCCATCATACTCATATTTCGGGATCAATCTCACTTCTTGCCACCCAGAATTTGTGTTAGAACCTACTACTAAGTTCTCTGGATATGTAAATACGATAGTATCATTAAACATTCCTGGACATCTGTATATTGGAAATCCGAAGTAAGTCATGTTATCACCATCTAAGTTAAACCCTGCACCAGAAACTTGTCCTTGATCAGAACCTGCACTTGCTAACGCTTGAATGTAGAAGCCATAAGTTTTGTTGTTCATGTAGAACCCTGCACCCGGCTTAGTTAAAAGACCAGAAACATCAGAAGCAACTGCGTTATAAACAGAAGCCATGTCAGTTAATATGTCTGAAGCCGCTAAAGCATCAGCAAAATCAACCTCAGTAAAGTCTTTTAATGCACTTGCGTCTGCACCTGTTTCGTCTTGTGTTCCATCATCAGACAAGAACCCTGTTCCAAATGGTGAAGCACCTTGCCATAAAGCAATCTCTAATTGTGCCGCTGCTTTTGCCGCAACTGTTTCAAGTAAGAAATCACCAAATGCTTGTGGAAGGTTTCCGTTTCTGTCCATTCCTTGACCATACCATGTCGGGAAGACAGTGCCACGGCAAATTTCCTCGTTTACTTTCATATCAGTAAGCGTTAAGATTTGCTCACTTGTTGAAGTGTTTGCGCCAGAAGTGAAACCACATGACGCGGCTACTATTGGGTTTGAAGATGAAATTTGTGAAATTACTGCTGACTTATTAAGACCTTCAATTTGTCTAACATAACCTTTAGCGATTGTATCTGGACTTCTAAGAGCCGCCCTCACGTAAGGCAATACTAACTCACCTGCGTAAGTGTCGCTGTTGATTGTAATGTCAAAATCATACTTTTTGTTGCGTGATAAATTAAATTTTTTCATTTTAAATTATTATTAATTATTCATTAAGTGTTTAACTCTTTCGCTGACTGACATTTTGCCTAAATCAACTGTTTCCTTTCTCAGGTGTGTTGGTGTTATATTAACGCCATTACTAGAAGGTGTGTCATCTAGTTTTGTGAATTTTTCTTCTATTGCAGACAATCTTGTTAAGATTTCACCCATTACATCAGAAGATAATTCAACCGCTTCAACTTCTTCTTCTACTTTTTCTGAGATGTGGTCAACAACTACTTTTGCAACTTCTTTTGCAATTTCTTCTGTCACGGCTTCTGGTGTTGCATCATTGATTTTAACTGCAACTTCTTCAATAATAGGATCAGCAGTAATTTCTTCAATCACTTCTTCTTTTGCCACAACTTCTTCTTCTTGCAATTCTTCTTCAACAACTTCTTCTTCTTCAACAACTTCTTCTTCACCAAATCCTGCTACATTGCTGTCAGCATCAATTCTAATTTTTGAACCGTCTTCAAGTGTGTATATGCCTTCCGCCAAATCTTCAACTTCACCTGCGTCATTAATTACATAAACGGCAGAACCGATTTCAAATTCTTCACTGTCTGTTGCGATTACTCTTGCGTCATCAAGAATTGCTTCTGCATACATATTGATTTTGTATGTCTTCTTTTTTGAGAACTTTAATAGTTCTTTGATTTTTTGTAATGAACTCATTTTAATCTTTTTTTATATATATTATTACTTGGTTTTTGTTCCTTTTCAAAATGTAAAACTATCTTTTTACAGTTCTATTTTTTATTGACGCACACACTTTTTCTGCTGTTTCCCTGTCGCCATATTCTTTCATCTGGTCTTCAATACATTGATCCCACGGGTATTTTTCCATGTTTTTGGTTCTGTATTTTTTTGTCTTGTATGCTATTTTCTTTTTTCTTTTCTTTAGTATTTCTTGGTGTGATTTACAACCCATATAGTAAACTTCACCATCAATGTCATGTGCATGGCTTCCAACACAGTCAAAAAACAATTGGCCATATAATTCAGCTTTTTCAATGTCTTTATATATAGGTGTTCCGTCAAGTGTTTTATCTGGTCTTAATTCAGCATTCAAAAGAACGTCTTTTATTTCTTCCATTAATTCTTTTTGCTCACACTCAACACATTCTTCTGCTAAATCTAAAATATCACCTTTCTGCATTTCGATTGCTTTATCAACAAAGAACCCTTCGATACTAAACCCTTTTAGTTCGCCTTTCTTTACCTGCTTCCAGACGTCATCATTATATACTTTCATTTTTACAAGCCAAGAACCAATTGGCAAATCAGAAAAGCCATATAAATTGGATTTGTCATTTTCATCTTCTTTAATCCATGTTTCAATAACAGAAACACCCTCAACATCTTTTTCATGCTCAACAGTTGCTTTGTTATTCTTCAAGCTATTCATAAAAAGTTCCTGTGCTTTTTCTATTGTTTGTTTTGAAAAGAAAACCAGATATTCGCCTTCTGTTTCATCATATCTTGGTATTTGTTTTTCTGGAATTAAAGCAACACCAACGAGTGTTCTTTTTTCTTCATCTACTTTTGCAAGTGAAAGAAATTTGTCTTTGCTTAATGCCACCCACCCCCGTTCTAATGCAGGATTTGACACAAGTGAAATGGCTTGAATGCCATGAATTTCTTCTGTTTCATCAATTAGTAATTCAACGATTTTTGTTTTTTTCATTTGACTTGTTTTTTATAAATATAAGAAAGGGTGTTTTGTTTATTTTAGAGCAAAAAAAAAGAGAGGTTTTAATCTCTCTTTCTCCATACTCTCAAGACGTTTTGGTGGGTTTCAGATTTCACACTATTTGAAATGATCTCCTCGTGTCGTAAATGCTCACCGCATTCTTTATTTCTGTATTGATATTCTTTCAATCAATTAGTATAAATATACAACAATTTTTTGATATTACCAAATTTTTAGGCATAAATCGTATCACAATGTTGACTGCAAATTAAGTTCTTCTTGCAATGCTTGAATGCCAGAAATATCTCTTTCAACAACATATGCCTGAACAGGTTGTGCTTCCGTTCCTGCAACATCTTCTGTTAATTGGTTTGGAACTAAATTGCCAACATCACCAATAAATTCAGTTGGATTGATTGTGGGCGTTGACGCACCACCACCACCACCAGACGCTGAACCTTCACCACCAGAACCTTCCATTTTAGTTTGTTTAATTTTCTTTACATTATTTAAACCCATTATTAATTGAGTTCCTGCATTTAGCATTCTAGCAACAAATGGCATTTCTTTATCACTTAATGCTTTCGTCACGCCCAAATATGTGTTGATTAATGCTTGTGCTGTTGCTAATTTTTTCCAACTCTTTGAACCCTGTTTTTGTCCAGATGCTAAAGCACCAAGCAAATCACCTGCTGACTTTATTGTAATGTCATTGTATTTCTTTCTTATTTGCTTTTTCTTTTCTTCATAAATCTCAGTTATCTTAGCTTGATCCACACCCGCTTTTCTTGCCTTCTCTGTTTGTTCCTTATAAAACACATCAAGTTCAGCAAGTTCCCTTTCTCTGCCAAATTTAGAAAGCATTTCAATTTCTCTTATTGACTGAGTTTGTGCCACTGTTAAATCATGAAACGCCTGTGTCTGTTCTGTTATTTGTTTGACATCTTGGTTTTTTAATTCTGTCAACTTTGCTTGTGCAAGGGCAAGGTCTTGTTGCATTTGCAGGTTGTCTTCGTTAACCCTCAATTCAGCTTGTAAATTGTCAACCCTTGCTTGTTGTAAGTCTATTTCATTTTGAAGCAAGTCTGCTTCAAGTTTTAATAATTCTTGAACCGCCTGTTTTCTTTCTTCAAAGGTTCTGTTTTCATTATCCCTTAATTTTGTTTTTTCATCAATATTTTTTTGTATAGCAACACGTTCTTGTTCAAGTTTTCCAATTAATTTAGTCAACTTGTTTTCTGTGTCAACAATTGCTTTTCCTTGTTCGTATGTTTTTTTAAGATATTTACCTGTTTCCACTGTCGCCTTTACAATACCGTCAACTAATTTTCCCCCCAATTCTTTGCCATACTCGACTGTTTTCTTTGTTAAGTCAACAACAGGGTTTGCATTCCATAATGTTTTTACACCTTCTTTTGCAAGTTCACCTGCTTCTTTAAATTCACCCTTGAAAACTTTGCTGACCGCTTGACCTAAAAGACCAATGCCTTCAATGGTTTTTTTAACTGCATCAGTGATATATGTTTTTATAGTTCCGCCGAAATCAAACACTTTTTCTTTTACGTTATTAAACATGTCCCCCAAGCTACCTAAATTAGAAACCCAATCAATAACCGTATTAATCCCATCAACAACCAAATTTATTAAATCAGAAAATATAATTGACATTGTATTTGCCGCAGTGTTTACCGTGTCCATGACCCTTTGGTTTCCCATAAGGACTTCACTGAATTTAAACAACACACCAACCAAAGCACCAATCCCTGTCATTCGTAATGCCTTACCAAACATGTTCCAACCCTTTGATCCTTTTTTGGCATCTTTCCCAGACTTTTCAGCACCACCACCTGCACCTTTCACTTTGTTTTCCATGTCATCTGCGGTATTGCCCAAGTCTTGCAAGTCTTTGTCTAAGTCCTTTACATTTTTTTGTGCATCTGCTGTGTCAAAATTTACTTCAACATTTATCTTCTTAGCCATATTATTCTTTTTATCTCTTTAAACATTCTTTTGAAACTGTCATGTTTTTCATTCATACCATATAAAAAACAGTATTCTTTTTCACCATGCAGTTCAATTGTGTTAATTATTCTTAATTGTGTCAACATCATTATTGAACTCAATTGTATGTGTTGTTCTAATTCCATAGCATTTTATCAAAATTCATAAATTGTATATTACTTGTGTTTTGGAATATAGCCCAATTTTCACCATAAGGCAAAGCAAGATTTGGCAACCTTTGAACCGCTAAATCAATAGATAAAGACCATATTCTTTTGGTGTCTGTTTGACCGTCATCTAAACCAAATTGTAGTTCACCATTTGATGTTGCTATATTCAATGTGCATGTTGAGGTTGGCGCTGACGCTTCTTTTAACGTAAATTCTGATGTGCCACCTGCTGTTCCCAACTGTGTTATTGTTCCATTTAGATTTCTAAATGATGTATAATAAGAAAAACCCTCTGTTGATCCCAAAGGATAAGAAGTGCTTGTGCCACCTATTACAGTCGCTGTTCCTGTTATTCTAATAATCATATTTGAATTGTATGGAACAAATGGTTTTCTGTTGTATTTTGTTCCCGCAGGGTAAGCATAACCCCTTGTGTTGCCCTCTGTATAACCTGTTGCAACAATTCTGTGCATTTCACCTTGTAGTCTTGGAACACCCTTTTGTGTTGTTTTGTATTTAATAACCATGTCATCTGCATAACCCGGCAGAATATAACTGCTATATTGACCATTGTCAGAACCAATCACAAGCTGTCTTTGATAACCACTTATTTTGTCAAATATAATTGACTTGGCTTGTCCTTTTGATAGTATGGAACGCATACCTAAAAGACTTTTCATGTTAATCGGTAAACTACCTGAATTCGCTAAACAAGGGTAAAGACCTGTTGCTAGTGTAATTTGCGTCAATGACATTCCACCCTGACATTCACAACAACTTGTTGGTGCTAATATGCCTGTCAATGGAAGTGCTGAAACAGAAGGTGTGCAACCCGGATCATTGTCCGGACACCAATAATAGAATATGCCATTCCAAAGGTTGTTTCCTGTTGCATCTGTTCCAACAACATAATCACAATTTTCACATGGTTTTTCTTGGTCAACAACTTTTAGCAATGAAACCTTTGTTGAAGTCTTTATTCCCACTTGATAATTTGTGATACTTAAAACCCGCCAATATGCATTTTTAATAAATACTTCATCACTGAATTTAAAGTTATGAATATCAACATCATCTAAATACAAATAGCATTCCATTATTCTTGCATTTGGATCATAGATAGTGTTTAGGTATGATTGCCAATATGCACCGTATAAGGTGTTTTGAAACCACGTTGCTGTTTCATCGCTATAATTAAAAACATCTAGTTCACCTCGTGGTGGTGGGTTAGCATTCCAATACAATGATTTGTTTGCTGACGTTAATGTGTAAGCATCACTTGAAGGTGTTATGTCAAATGGTGAACACACAGGATATGTTGTAAATTCAAAAGCTGTTATTTCACTTAATGCCTCAACTTGATTGTGCATATAATAAGTCACGGTGTCATCATTGCCATTTTTTACTGTTGTTGCTGTTCCATTATAATAAAACAATTTTGGCTTTGTTTTTGCAGGAACAATAAAATCACCATTATCATTGTATGTTGTTTCATACTGAACTGTCATGTTTGGAAGTTGTGTTTGTTCATCATCATAATATATGAAAACCTTGTCATTGATATACGGTGAAAATATAGGGTTGTTTTTTAATTCACCAGACGCAAACTCATTTGTGTCATTTATTTGTTTATAGTGTCCATATACATTGACTTCTGGTGCTTCTTCTTTTAACGCCTTATTCCATAAATCAGTGTCTTCAAGGTCTGTGAAATGAATTATCTTTTTTTGTATTGAGGTTGTGTCTTTTACAATAACCTCTTTAGATGTGTCCAATTTATCTGTCCATTGCTTTATATCAGCACCTGCAATATAATCATCGTAAGGTTCTATAATAAGGTTCTCTGGGTTGTCTGGGTCGGATATGATAACAAGGTTAAATCTCTGAACAAGGTCAAGCAAAAAGTCTTTCTGTAAAATGCTTTCATCAATACAAGCTGGTATATTAATTGTTCCATTGTAAACCCCTTCTGAATAAGGAATTGAAAAAATACTTATTTTAGACCACAAGCCAATTTCACCACCACATGCGGTTGTTAGGCTATTTGCAAATTCTATTGAAGACAATGTTGCATGGTCAAATTGTATGTTTGTAAAACTCATGTATATGTGTGCAGTTGCACCAATGTCCATTTGTGATAAGTCAAAATAATGATATTCTGGAAAAGGCGCCATATCAGTAGAACCAGAACCCGGACCAACACTTGTTGTAATAACAGACACATCGCCATAGACTAAATCTGGATTTGATGTGTCTTGCAACCACACTTTCAGTAAAATCGGTTCTTCTGAATTAACCCTTGAAACCCTGTCTATTTTCCAATCGTGCCTAACAGACATTTCTATTTGTCCACCAGAAACTTTTGTGAAAGAATTTTCAACTGTGTTCCAAGAATTAAAAGTATCAGAAAGACAAGAATAACCACTGTCAAGGTTTGCAGGGACAACAGTCATCAAATCTGCTTCTGGAATGGGTGTGTCTATACCCGGCATTCCACCTTCATTCGGTTCATAAACACCCCACTGTGCGTTGTTTCCTGCTCTTGTTGAAAAATTTGGAAATGTTGTTGAATTTGTTGTTGGCAACATTCCGCCCTCTATACTGTTTGCAGTTGTCATGAATAACTTACCAAAATAAGAACCGTCAATAAAAGATGAAGTGTATGTGAACCCTGCTTTTGCAAGTATCAGATTAAGCATATTTTTTAATTGCAATGCAGGTCTGAACTGTGTTATTGGTGTTATTCTGTCAAACGTATTACTATAACCTTGTGCATCAATATATGTTTGATCCATATTTAGAAATCGAGTGGTGTTGTTATTTACTTCATACAAGAATGTGGGTGTTGTTATCGACATCGGATACATAACTTTTTGAACACCTGCACTTGTATCTCTTAATGAAGTTCCTGAGGTATTTTGAAAAGAACTACTTCCACCATTCCAAGATGCTATTATATTAGCATGTGTGTATGTGTGGTCTAATTCATTGCTGTATGAACCATCTTCATTTCTGAACACATCTCTAAGTCTATTTTCACCAACTGCTGAAAACAAGTCTGCTGTGTTTGACATAAGAACAACCTCATAAACTTGTGCCTTTTGATATACTGCTTTCAACTGAATAAACCCTTCAAACTGTGGTGTTGCACCCACAAACAAAGTAGCGGTGAATTTTTTCCTTGCAGAGAACACAAGTGTTGCCATGTTAACATCAAACCAATTTTGAAAGAAATCATTGTTGTTGTCTGTGAAAGGCAA